ACGTGATCGACGCGAGCCGCGGTGATCGAGACGCCGGCCGTAGCCGAGGCGCCAAGCGCAGCCGGAGCGGTCGAGTCGAAAAGCTGCCGATTCCGCCAGACGGTGGTCGAGGAATCGTAGGAGAGAAAGTCGCGGTTCGTCACCGACGTCACCAGCACGTCGTGCAATTCCTCGAGTTCGAAGCCGTTTAGAATGTCGACGTAGATGATGCCGTCAGCCACGCCGGCCTTCTTGATGACGTAGCCGATCCGCACCGAGTGATTCGGCTGCGTCGGCCGCGTGTTGACGAGCCCGCCTGGAGTCGTGGCCGAAAGCCAGAGCGTGTCGCCCTCGTTAAAGGCGTTGGTGTCGATGCCGCGCAGCAGACCGTTCGTGATGATGAAGCCGGACGAGTTGTTCCCGATGGCCTGCGCGACGAGGCCGATGGTGGTCGCGGAGTTGGTGTCGTCGGTGCCCAGCGCGAGCACCACCTTCAGCCGCGTACCGGAGGAGCCATCCTGCCGCACGACCTGACCCTTCGTGAACGGCGAGCCGCTCTGGTTGTAGACTTGAACGTGCGCGTCGACGCCGAGCAGCGCATTGACGCTCGAGTTGAGCCCGACCTCGATGGCGCCCTCGGTCGCATTCCAGACGGCCTTGGCCGTGGTCACGCTCGCGGTGCTCGACGTGTTAAGCGCGAAGTAGTCGACCTGCGTGATCGTGTTGGTCGCACCGAAGACCGAATCCACCGGGAAGTCGATCGGATCGCTGCCGCCCGTCTGATGCGTCGATGCGTGCGCGGTCGGCGTGCGCGAGTCGGACAAGCGCGAGTCGTTCGCCTGCACGGCCTTCAGCGCGGCGCTCTCGCCCGAGGTCGCGAACGTGACAACGCCCGAGGCGGTTGTGGTCGCAGCCTGCTTGATGTTCGCGAAGGCAGCCGTGACGGACGCGACGTCGGTCAGGTTGTTTGCGCCCAGCATATCGCCGCCGCCAGGGATCGTTTCCCAAAGCGTCGTCGTGCCGTCGGTCTTTAGGAACTTGCCCGCGTTGCCCGTCTGCGAAGGCAGCGAGTCGCCGCCGCCACCGCCGCCGCCTCCTGCACCACGCGCCGCGATCACCGCCCACTTCGCGCCAGCGGTGGCGACATTCTTCCGTCCCGGCGTGTCGTTCGTGTCCTCAAGCGCGAGGTAAGTGCTGCCGTACCACGAGAAGAGATCGCCGCGCTGCGCGACCATCCCCTCCTTCCATTGCCCGCGGTAAGAATCGATCAGCGTCGGCGCCGCGGCCAGTTCCTGCTTAGGCAGCGCCGCGTTTACCGCGTGCTGAATCTCGATGACAAGCCCGCGCTCAAGCTTCGTGATGCGCTCCTTAGCGGCCTCAGTCAGCGTGCCTAGGATGCGCGACTCGATCTGCTCCGCGGTCAGCCCGATTTGCTTCTCGGCCTCGGTGAACTGCGCTTGAGCAAGACCAACGATCTCAGCGCGGACGGCTTCGAGCTTCGTCTGCGACTCGGTGAGCGCGGCGCGGCAGCGGCCTTCGAGGTCTTCGTTGTATTTGGCATAGGCGTCCGAGACGAGCCCAGGAACAGCCTCCGTCAGCTTGGACTCTAGCTCCTTGCGGATCTCCGGCACCGTCTTGCCGATGCGCTCGAGCAGTTCGTCGAGCGTCTTGTCGTGCTCGACTAGCAGCTGCGCGAACTCCTCAGCCCGCTGGCCCAGCTGCTCGTTGCTCGTGATGATGGCGTCGAGGACACTATGCATTGTCAATGGGTGCGGAGGCTTTTGATCTTGGCGCGGCGATCAGTCACGCTCGCGAAGAGCGCGGTCAGCTTGTCCTCGGCGTCGGCCTTCTCGGCGAGCATCTTGCGCGCGTCGGAGAGCGTGACGATCGGAGCGGGAGGCGGCGGCGCCACGACCGGCTTCAGCGCGAATCCAAGCGGCTTGAGCGCCTGCTCGATCTGCGCCTCGCTCTTCGCGTTCTGTCCGAGCTTCTCGCGCACGGCGGCAAGCTTGGTGGCCTTGTCGGCCAGCCGCTCCAGCGGCCGCTTTGCGCGGTTGCGCCCAGCCTCTAGCGCATCGGCGACCGTCGTCGGCCGATTCAGTTCCTCGCGTTTGAGCGCCTCGGATTTCGCACGCGCCCAGCTGGCGCCGGCGTCACCGCCCCAAAGCGCCCACGCGATCCGGCCGGCGGAAGGATAGCCGTCTTCGCCTGGGGAAAAGCCCGTGCCCTGCTTGTCCACCTCGTGCCGCGCGAAATACGAGACCATCCGGCGCACGGTGTCGGGCGATAGGTTGGACTTGTTCGAGATGTCGCGCGCGCGAGCGACGCCGACTGCCGTGCCGCCACGGTTGAACTTCTCGCGCCACTCGAGGCCGCGCTTGGCCTCGGCTGCCATTGCATCGGTCGGCGTCAGGTCGACGCTGGCGAAGCGCGCAAGCTCGGCCGGAGTCGGCGGTTGGTCAGGCGTTTCGTCCTCGGGTGATGCGGTCGATTCCGCCTGCGCCTCCGCAGCAGCAGCCGCGACGTTGTCGCCCGTAGCGGCAGCAGCAGCCGGCGTGCTCGGGAGCGAGTTGGTCACGAGGCGAATCGCCGTCTCGGGGATCTCGTAGCGCTCCGAGAGCTCCTTGACGTAGCTCGCCTCCGCAGCGATCTGCTCGAGCCGCGTAAAGGCATCGGTGCCCTGCTCGGCCGCGATCTCCTGCAAGGACTTCGCGCCTTGCCGGTTCTCGTTCAAGTTTGCGGCCGACTCGCGACCGACGTCGATCGTCAGCTTGGGCGGGAAGCGCCACTCGCCGCGGGTCGCGCGCTTGAGCGCCTGCACCGGAGTCTCGCCGGCGCGAGCCGGAGGCGCCGGGATCTCGCCGCGAGCGATGGCGTCCAAGATCACCGCGTTCTTGATCGGATCGAGCACCTTGTCGACGAGCACGCCCTGATGCCGCGCGAACACGCGGTCGGCCGCGGCGAACTCCGCGCGCACGCTGGGGCCGGCATAATCCTGCGTGCCGAAAAGGACGCCCTTCGGGATGCCGACCGCGATCGAGAGCTCGTGCATCAGATGCGCGATGAAGCCCGTGAACGCCGTGCTCGGCCGCGCCGGCATCGTCTCGACGCGATCAGCCTGGCCGAGATACTTAATCATCCCGACCTCGGAAAGCTCGTTCTTCTGCTGCTGACCGCTCGGAAGCGTCGCGCTCGGGGTCGGCGTGAAGAGGTTGCGCGCGTTGGCCGTGCCGCGGTCCGTGAAGACCAGCGCAGCCTGCTGCGAAGCGAAGCGCACGCCGGCCTTCTCCGCTTGCAAGATCTCGTGCAGCATCCGCGCCGTCTGGATCGCCGCGTGAAAGTCGGTCACGCCGCGGTACTGATCGACGCGGAACGGGTCGAAGTAGTGGCAGAAGTTGCCGGCCGGAACGTCCTCGGCGCCGAAGTAAACGCCCTCGCGCGTCACGCGGTAAATGCGATACGCGACCGGCACGCCGAACTCGTTCGTGATGACGCCCTCGAAGTAATTCTCCGAGTCGAGGCCCATCTCGTTTGGATTGCCGATGCGGGTCGCCGGCACTAGCTGGAGCTTGAGCCCATCGCCCACGCGGCGAATAACGAAGCCACAGTCGCCGTCCACCGGCCGATTCTCCGCGGCCAGCTGCACGAGCTTGCGGAACGAGTTGCGGCCCGTCGCGTCCGCCTGCTTACACCACGAGTGAAACCACTCGCCGACCGTGGCGTTGTAGTCTCGGTCGCCAGTCGCCGGAGAGTATTCAGTCGGCGTCAGGTAGTTGCCGAACTTGCGCGAGACCTCCTTTACCTCGGGACAATTCTCGACCAGATTGCGCGCCTCCCACATCATCACCACCCGCTCGCGCACGGTCTGCGAGGACTCGCTCGGCTGGCCGTACTGCATCGGCGCATAAAGCCGATTCGTCTGCGCGGCGTTGTAGGAAAACAGCGCGGTCTCGACACGAGCCTGGAGCCGGCGCAGCGCGGCCTGCGGCGCGATTGTCTCGAGCGCCCGCTCGAACCACGGCCGGTTGCGGATGACTGCGGTCGCGTCGAAGGTCTGCATAATCAATTGCCCGTGAAGCTGACGAACGTCGTGTCGGTCGTGTTGCCGTTTTGGTACTCGATGGCGGCGGTGATGTCGCCCAGCATCCTGTTGAGCGTGTTAAGATCGGCGCGCGTGACGGACTTGCCATTGAGCGAGTAGCTCGTGTTGATCAGGCAGGCCTGGATCGCGTCGAGCACCTTGCTCTTGAGCGTGGTGAGCGTCGCGACGTCAATGTCTAGGAACGGATTGTCTGCCGCCATAAAAGAGCGGCAGCCGTCAAAAGGTTTTTTGACGCCCCGTAATGCTACGACTTTGACGGCACGAAGCGGATGATGCCCGCGATGGTCGCCATACAGAGCAGCATCGCGCTCGTGTCCAAGCCGTGGTTCGGCGCGTTGCTCCGCACCTCCCTCCACTCCCAGACGCCGGTCCGCACCTCGACCTTCGCCTCGCCCTTGAGGTGCTCAAGGTAAAGCGGATTAACGTCGCTCGGCAGTTCCCAGCGCAGATCGCCCTTGCCCTCCAGCGCGGTCGCGAGCGTATCCTTAAAGTAGTCGCCGCTCCAATTGTAAAAGTAGACATCGCCGCCGCGGTAGTCGCTTACCTGCGGGTCGCTGAACGGGAAATTGACCATCGTCCCGGTCGCCTCGTCCCGCATCGTCCACGTCCGCCGGCCATAGCCGCGCATCGAGCGCCAGCCGAACTCCGCGCAGTCGCGGTCCACGTCCGCCGGCCGGTAGCCGCGATCCTGCGCGACGCACGCGCTTGATACCTTAAACCGCTCCTGGAGCGCGCGCAGCTGGTCCCGCGTGTCGATGCGGCCGAACCACAGCTGACGATAGCGCGGCCCCTGCGCGGTTGAGAAAGCGCCGACCTCGCACCAGAAGTGGTCCTGCTGGCGATCAATCGCGAGAAAGCGGATCGCCTCGTCGGGGATCGACTCGCCTTGCGCGTAGTCGGCCAGCTTGTAGCCCGAGTCCTTGAGCAGCACGTTCACCGCTTTCTTCTCCACGATCCAAGGCAGCGCCTGCCGCTTGGTTCGGAACTCAATCTTCGCCTGCTCGTCGCCCGTGCGAACCAGCTGGTTTTCGGCCTGGAGGAACTCCTCGACCAAGAGCCGCATCGGTCGCGTCACGATTGCCTCGAGGCGGAACGAGCGCACCTCCCGCGGCGCCGCAGGATTCATCGCCACAAAGCGCCCGGTCTTCGCCCAGCCAGCGCGGGTCGCGTCCGTGTCCGGCGACTCGTGGCCGCAGGCGATGCAGCGGAAGCGGCAGGTCTCCACCGCGCGCCCCACGTCCCACGTCTCGTCATCGCGGCGCGCCGCTCGGTCCCAGATCACGCCGCCGCGCTGCTCTTTGCTTAGAACCTCGAAGGCAACTGGAAGCACCTTGCGGCAGCCTGGGCACTCGGCGTGCCACTCGCCCTGGTCTCCCGAGCGAAAGCTCGTGTCCTCGACGTTTCCCGTTTCCGCGTCCATCACCGGCGCTTGACTCGCGTTGTAGATCTTGGAGCGGCCGACCTCCTCGAACTTGCTGACGCGCGCCACCGCGTGGCCGTAGATCTCCTGCCACCGCGGAAGCCAGAGCTCGTCGTTGATCTTGTAGCGGATCGACTGGCTCTGCTGCGTTGAGAGGTTCGCCGCGTTGAGCGTCACGAAGAAGCCGCCAAAGAAAATCTCCGTCGTGGTGCGATGCGGCCCCGGCTTCGGCAGCATTGCGGCCACCGGCCGGCAGCGCTCGAGCAGCGGCCACAGGCGCGTCTTCGCGTGCTTCTCGACCATCTCGTCGGTCTGCATCGTCCAGCTGATCGGGCCGGGATCGTTCGCGATTATCCACGGCAGCCAGACGTCGGCCACGAGCGTGCCGCCGATCTGCACGGCCTTGCGGAAGTGAACGCGCCGCACCAGCGGGTTTTGGAGTGCGTCGAAGATCGGCACGAGCCAAGGCGAGAGCCGCACGTTAAACGGCCCCGGCGTCGCGTAGGATTCCGGCAGCTGAACGTGCCGGCGCGCCCAGTCGTAGATCGGCGAGCGATCCGGCCGCGGAAGGCGGAAGCCGGCGAGGAGTTGCTCGGCGCTCATTCCTCGGTCGCGCTCTTGCGAATCGCCTCCGTCTCGAACCGCGCAAGGTTGCCCGCGATCACCTCGCGGATCTCGTCCAGAATTAGCCCGCCTTCGACGTTCGCCTCCGCCGCGGACTTGCCGGCGACGCGCGGGCCGAGCTCGACCTCAAGCTTGAGCCGCAGGAGAAGGTCGAGCTTCTGGCTGAGCAGCTGGAGCATATCCTGCACGACCTCGCGCTCGACCACGTTGCCCCGTTCGCGCCCCAGCTTGAGATCGCGAAGCTCGATGTCGCGGCGCATCAGCTCGGCCTTAAGCGCGCCAAGGCTTCCGTCCTTGATCCGCCCGAGCCCGCGCTCGTCGCGCCACGCGATCAGCTGCTCGACCGTCGCTCCAGTCGGCCAGTCGTCGCGCTTCTGCCATTCGCGCAGCGTCGGCCGCGTGATCTTGAGCGCCCGAGCGAGTGCGTCTTGTGTCATCGTGTCGCGTTCCGGCAAGATTGCCTCAAGGCCCAGCCCCGTTTTTTTGCGCTAGGTCTTGCAACCCGTTTCGTCGGAAAACCTTACAAAGGTTTCCTACTCCCCCACCCCCAGTCACTTGCGTGATCGCCCAATCGTCTGCCCCCTTGCACTTGGCGGGTCGGGCTAGTGTAAGACTTTCCGTCATCGCGCGTCGCCTTTCCTATCGGTGTCATAGGCGTGCGAGATCCGCGCCGCCTCCTGCCGTGAGATGGTGGGCAAGCTGCCGACGTAGCGGTTGCGCTCCTGCCGCTCGCGCTCGCGTCGCACGTCCTGGAGCGCCTGCACGTAGCCTGCCCGCCATTGCTCGCGCATCTGCTCGCTCAATCGGTTGGGGTCATAGGCGGTAGCCCGCACTAGCGCATTGCCAACGTCGCAGCGTCCGTACGCAGCCTTAGCCAGCAGCAGCCAGCCCTTGGTCAGATCCGGCTCGCCCTCGTCCTGCCTTACGCATCGGCCTCGGTTGGCCTGCCACGCATCCCAGCGCGGAGAGCGCTTGATCGCCTGCGAATGTCGCTCGCCTCGGGAGCGATTGGCCGACGCCGTCACTCCTCGCCCTCCTGCTGCCGCATCGCCTCGCGCAGCCCATCCGCGGATGACATCGCATCCTCGCGATGCTTAATGGTCTCGCGCAACTCGACGAGCACAGCCGCAACCTCGGGGAACACCATACGGATCCGCCGCACGTCCTCTTGCCATTCCCAGTGAAGCGCTTGCCTAGTCTTGCCCCGGTCCCGTGCCTGATCCTCGAACGAGGCAAGGATCGAGCCGGTGTCGCCCGAGCCTGCGCGCAGGACCAGCCGGAAGGCGCTCGGCGATAGGTCGGCCAGGGTAGCCAACCTACGCACTAGGTTCGCGGCGCTATCGTGCTTGAGCGTGTCGAGCTCGAGCAGCCGCTCGAACATCTCGCACGAGACCTTAGCCGCCTCGCTCGCCCCGTCGTAGCGCAGCCTATGTACCGGCTGGCGGTTGAGCGTGTAGGTGACCACGTCACAGTCCCTCCAACGGGTTATGCACCAGCGAGGCCGCGCTCTCGCTCAGCACCACCGCGTCTTCGAGCCCCAGCGTGCCCATCTGGTCGCGCTGCTGGATGCTCTCGATGATCTGCCGAAGGCGCTTTATGCGCTCGGCGTGTTCCTTCACCAACGACTTCCGATGACTCTCCAGCTGCGCGATAGACCGCGCCGCCCGATTCGCGAGGCGTAACGCCTCAAGTTCCAAACGATCTGCGTCTTGCTTCACTTGACCTCCGTTTACCCGACC